ATGCTCTGCGGTACTTGTTGACGAGGCAACCCAAGTCAAAGACAAGCTTATGGGTATACAGTCGAAAACTGGTAAGGATGCTCAAGAGAATATTTTCATGAAGAAGGTAGTTTATATGTTTAGAAACTATCCATTCTTCTTTAAACCTATACAAGACGGTACAACTAATCCACGTATGGAGTTAGCTTTTAGGGAACCGTCAAAGCGTATCACTAAAAAGAATAAAACATCTCAAATGGGTGAAGCGCTTAACACAGTTATTAATTGGAAAAACACAACTAACAATGCATACGATGGTGAGAAGCTACACATATTGTATTTAGACGAAGCAGGAAAATGGGAAAAACCAACAGACATAAGGGACGCATGGAGGATTCAGAGGACTTGTTTGATCGTCGGAAGAAAAATCGTAGGAAAAGCTCTCGTAGGAAGTACAGTAAACCCGATGGACAAAGGTGGAAAGGAATACAAGGATCTATGGAAGGATTCGAATCCTCTGGAGAGGAACGCGAATGGGAGAACTAGGACTGGACTGTATAGATTATTTATACCAGCCCAGGACTCATTAGAAGGTTTTTTTGATATACACGGACATCCAGTTACAGAAACTCCAGAAGGTCCTGTCATGGGGCTAGACGGAGAGGAAATAGTAATTGGGTCTAAAAACTATTTAAAGAACGAGAGGGACAGCCTCAAGAATGATGCTTCTGAATTAAATGAGGTTGTTAGGCAATTCCCTTTTACAACTGATGAAGCCTTTAGAGACAGCATTGATGGTAGCTTATTTAATATTGGTAAGATATACGAGCAAATACAGTACAATGATGACCTCTTTCCTAACCCTGTTGTTATAGGAAACTTCCATTGGAAGGGGGGTGAAAAGGATTCAGAGGTTGTTTTTTCTCCAGATCCTAATGGAAGGTTTCGTATAGCCTGGCTACCACCAGATGATTTAAGGAATCAAAAAAGATTAGATCGTGGTAAAAAAATAGCACCGAATGCAGAGCTAGGAGTAGGTGGGGTAGACTCTTATGATCTTGATGCCACCGTCGATGGACGGGGATCTAAAGGAGCGCTACATCTATACAATAAATTTCATATGGAGTATCCATCAAATACATTTGTATTAGAGTATGCATCCCGCCCACCTCTAGCTAAAATATTTTATGAGGATGTTCTTATGGCTGCTGTATTTTATGGGTACCCTATCTTAATTGAGAATAATAAGTATGGTATTGCAAGACACTTTGAATCAAGGGGTTATGATGGTTATCTAATGGATAGACCTCGCCATTTACTTGCTGCTAATTCTTCTACAATAAAATCTAAAACTAAGGGGATACCTTCAAACTCTCAAGATGTAATACAAGCTCACGCCCATGCTATTGAATCTTATATACATAATCATGTTGGTATAAATTATGATACAGGAGAAATGGGGGGTATGTATTTCAATAAAACATTAGAGGATTGGATAGGGTATCAAATAAACAATAGAACAAAGTTTGACTTAACGATTAGTTCTGGGTTAGCTCTATTAGCTGCGCAGAAAGCTAAACCTAAAAGAAAGCCAGCTGATTTTAATGATAAGAAATTCTTTAGGCGGTTTAAGGCTTATTAATGATAATCATACGTTTAGTATATTTGCAAATAATGCGCTTATTAAAAATCAATGTATAGCAGTAATAAAAAGGGTAAAAACATAAAAGGCTTTCCAGATCCATTAGCTTCTTCAGAAGTAAAAGCTACACAAGAATATGGTGAGCAATTTGCCAAAGCTATTGAGGCTCAGTGGGGTAGTTCTTCAGACGCTAAGTCTTTGTTCAAAACAAAGAAAGATACTTTTACTAGAAGTAGAAAATATGCTAACGGTACCCAAGATACAACACCATATAAAAAGCTATTAACTTCTTTAGACCCTAACGGTAATAATGGTACTCTATTAAATCTAGATTATACTCCAGTTCCTATACTCCCAAAGTTTGCTAAGATTGTAGTTAATAATATCTTATCTAGAAACCCTCAACCAAACGTAGAGGCAATAGATCCTCTTTCGTCTTCTGAAAAAGATAAAGAGAAAAAGAAGATTGAAGCTAGAGTATTAGCAAAGAAAGAGCTTAAGCAGCTAAATGAGACTACAGGTATGAAGATTAACAATGAGAATCCTGATGATATACCTGATACGTTAGAAGAAGCTGAGATCTTCATGGGTACTAATATTAAAACTGATGCAGAAATTGCTGCTCAGATAGGTACTATGATGACTTTAGAGTGGAATGATTTTAATGATAACACTCTTAGGAGATGCGTTAATGATCTTGTTAATTGTGGTATGGCTGTCGTTAAAAGAAATAACGATCCTAATTATGGTATTACTACAGAGTATGTAGATCCTGCTAAATTTATACACAGTCATACGGAAGATCCTGGTATGAATGATTTAGTTTATTCTGGTCACGTTAAAAGAATAAGCATTCAAGAATTAAAAAGACTTGCTGGAGATCAATTGTCTGAAAAGCAATATGAGAAAATTGCTAGTCAAGTTGCTGGTAAGCATGGTAATGATTCATCAGCATTGAATTATAGTTTTTACAACGAGTCTAAAGGAGCAAATACATATGGCTATGATGAGTATATGGTTGATGTATTAGACTTTGAGTTTAAAGCTGTTGATTGTATATACTTTGAGGAGAAAGAAAATAAGCACGGGAACACTGGCTTCTATTATAAAGGAGGATCATATAAAGAAAAGCATGGTTCTATTTATGACAGAACTGCGCATCAAATGAATCTTGAAACTGTTTATGGGGGCAGCTATGTATTAGGGTGCGATTATCTATTTAATTATGGGCGAGCAAAAAATGTTCCTAAAAATGTCCATGATATATCTAAAGCTAAAATGTCTTACTCTGCGGTTGCAGTAAACATAGAGGACATGTGCCCTAAGTCTCTAGTAGATAGCTGTATAGGGTTTGCAGATATGCTTCAAATTACACATTTAAAAATTCAACAAGCTATTGCTAAAGCAAAGCCTGATGGATTAATTATTGATATTGAAGGATTAGAAAATGTACAACTAGGAAAAGGCGGAGAGTTACAGCCCCTTGATCTTCACGATATATACGAGCAGACAGGTGTATTCTATTACAGAAGTAAGAATCCAGAAGGAGGATTCCAAAACCCTCCAGTAAGAGAAATTGGCAATAGTATAAGAAACATTAATGAGTTAATAGGATTATACAATCACTACTTGCGTTTGATTAGAGACGCTACAGGTATTAACGAAGTAATGGATGCCTCAACCCCTAAAGCTGACGCATTAGTTGGCGTTCGTGAGCAAGCTATGCAGGCTAGTAATAATGCTATATATAATATAACTAATGCCTCTATGGTGTTGTTTAAAAAGGTTTGTTCCGATATTGTTAAGTGTTTGCAAATTCTACCACAAGAGTCTGTCGTTTATAGGGTTTATGCAAATGCTATTGGAGAAAACAATATGCAGGTGTTATCGTCTTTCAACGAGTTGTCAATGTATAATTTTGGAGTTAAGGTTGTTAAAGAGATGGAGCTTCAAGATAAGCAGTCTCTAGAACAAATGATACAAGTATCCTTAGGTCAGCAAGAAATAGACTTAGAGGATGTGTTGGCTATAAGAGATCTTAAGGATATCAATCAAGCCCAGAGACTTCTTATGGTAAGGAGAAAGAAGAGGCAGGCAATTAGACAGCAGGAGCAGATGGCTATGCAGCAGCAGCAGCAACAAGCCGCCATGCAAGCTGAACAAATGAAGCAACAGATGGAGGCTCAGAAAGTTCAAATGGAGGCTCAGATTGAAATGCAAAAGATCCAAGCTAAAGCTCAAGCTGAAATTGAAGTGAATAAGATTACACACGAGCAACGTAAAGAAATAGAAATGATAAGAGCGAAAGCTACTCTTGGGTTTAAGACCGAGGATCAAGAGTTTAAAGAGAAGTTAGAAGTTCTTAAAGAAGATAGGAAGGATGATAGGGTGAAGAAGCAAGCTGTCCAGCAATCTAAACTTATGTCACAAAGAAAAGGTAGGAGGGATGAACTAGAGGAAGCTCCTGTAGATCCAATGCAAGCAACTATAACACAACTATTAGGACAATAACACAATGGCTACTACATTAAATTTAGATGTATCTCAAGAGTTAGATATCACCGCCCGTAAAGGGGACAGCTTCTCGTTTACCGTTACCGTAAAGGATTCAGACGGTGATGCTGTAGACCTTACTGATTATAGTTTATTTCATATGGATGTAAGAACCTCTAACGACAGAACAAATAGAGATAACGTTGTATTAAGCACGGGAACGTCTGTTTATAATGCTATCATTACTATTAGTGGAGCAGCAGATGGAACGTTAACCGTAAGCTCAACAGCTGCCTCTATGGATCTAGTTCCAGAAGGATCTTATTTATATGACATACAGGCTATTAAGAATGACGGAACGTCTCAACAAACTTGGTTTGCTGGTACGTTCACAATAAACGCCGATATTACAGATCATATCGGATAATGTCAACTACACTTACATTACCTAATAGAAAGAATGTAAACCTTGCATTTACTTCTGGGTCCAGCACATCTCTAACCTCATCTTTAGAAAGAGGGGTTACAACACTGCAAGTTAACAGACCTCAGGGGTTTTCCACCTCTGGGCTAGAGGATGCTGTTACTCTTGAGAGTATTCTTGCAGACGCGGAGATAGCATTCCAGGCAGACGGACAGGGATTTACAGATACCGATGAAGTTACTTTATGGACTAACAACGGAACTCTAGGGTCTAACTACAATGTTCAAAATACCACAGGATCAAGAACGCCTTCTTTTACGGCTACTGGAGGATCATTTACAAAGACAGGGGCTCTTGAATTTAAAGATCACAGCTCCAGTTCTAGCTCGGAATATTTGAGATTTAGCGAAGTGGCTTATGCTTCTTCTTCAGCGGGTGGTTATACCCACCAAGAAGCATTTGATATTACCTATGGATCGGATTACGATACGGGAGGAGCTGACTATAGCGGAAATGACAACTTTACAGGAGGCCCGTTTTGTATATATCAAGTATTCTCATATGGAGCAGGGTATAATGCCACATGGCCACCAGCTGTTACATCTATGTTAGTCTCTGACTTAACTCCGAGCAGCCCAGTTTGGAACGATCCCCCTGGATCAGGAGTTCCTCCTGTTTTTTTTCAACCAACCTCATATGCCCCAGCTTTACAGTTTGAATCAAATGATTTAAACATATGGAGTAGGCTTGGGAGCTCAGCAACTTTCCTTCTATCCCCTAATTATGAAGAGCGAGATTTAAGTGAAGGAGTCCAATCAGATAAACCTTTTGTTCATGTTATATATAGAGGGGGAAATAATGACATCTACGTGTACGACGAAAACGGAGCGCAGATAGGTTATCAAGCGGCAAACTCCTTTGTCTACAATTTTGATGGCTACACCAATGCAAACGACGCATCCTTCCCATTTCAATTTTTC